GTCCTATGTAGACCATTCCAATACCGTTATGAAGGTACGCGCCCCCTCGTATTACAGAAACGAGAAATATGCGGACCTAGAGTGTTAGGCACACTCCTATCAAAGCCGATCCGTGAACTACCAAAATCGTAAGCATCACTGCTATCGAAGATGCAATACCGGTGTCTCAAATCATAATTATTTTATCTCTAAAATTAATATATGATTGTAAAGATTCTAAATCATTTGAAATTGGGATCTCTGCTCCAAAAGGAGTAAGTTGTCCCCCCATTACTGGGTTCAAATGACCAAAACCTTGAGACTCCGAATATGCATTCTCCAATGGTAATGAGAATGCGATCTGTCTAGAGAATCGATATAAATCAATCGAACGTTTGAAGTCTCGGTAACTCGATGCCATTTCTGACATAGGGAATGAGATATCAAAAGGACTTTGAGACCAAGCGGGGCTACTATAGCCGAATCTAGATCGCTCCAGTTCCGGATAGAATATGTGGCTTTTAAACTTCTTATCGGTTAATACTAACCAAAAAGGAGTTTGAAAAGTTATATATGCCCATCCAATTAATTTCTCCAACCAAGTCTGTCTCAGGAACCCTAACGTAAGTTGGGATGCCGATTCAATATGTTGTAATAACGTACTGAAACTGTGAGAACAGAATTGGTTCCATTCTTTTCTTATTAATGCGAAATTAGCATTAAGAAGACGAGTATCTCCTGCGAACCTTGAATTATATCTATGTCTAGGTATAATTGAGTTAGCTAAAGATATTATCGAGTGAGAGTTGATGTTTATCCAAACATCAGCTTTCACTGGGAATGGTCCAAAAGGAGAAGTAAGTGCTATCATTATTCGTCTCGACCAGAAAGGCATACCACCCACCTTACGGTGAGGAGATATACTTTCATGTCTAGAATACCGAATTGATGATCTAGCAACACTTATCAAATCAGGTTTGAATTCTCTTTGCATCAAATCTTCGATCCAATGGACCAAAAACGCGTCATCCTGGAAAGCTTTAATAGCTTCGTTAGGATTAATCGCACTCAAGTTCGTACCTTTGTAATGAATTTGTTTTGCAAACTCAAAAACACCGGTTTTCGAAGTTAAGGATTTATGCATTGATACTCCAACCCCTAAATGGTTAAGGATTACTAAATATTGTTCGGCAACTTTTGTGTTCATGATTACTACGTCATCACCAATGATGGCATAGTCGTGAAACCAGCTTGTTCCTCCTGTTCTGTAATGAGCCCATTGCACCACTAAGTGATGCGATAAAGCAAATACAGCCCAAGAAGATAAAGTACCCATAGGTTGCCCTACAGAATATCTTACATTAAGGTTTTCCTTCTTAAGGAAGTAATCACGATCCACTAAAACAGATTTCCATAGGCTAGCTAATTTAGGTCCTAATACCTTAGCAAGAATCTCTTCTTGTAAAAGTACAGGGAACCGATCAGTAGCGGCAGACAAATCTAACGAATAGGCAGGGTTACCTGTCTTATTTAGAATCTCTCCAACCTCTTTAGCTTTGGAACGGTGATCGAATGTCCCATCTTGAGGAATTTGACGCAAAATTTCAAAAGCCCACTTATGAAGTGGTCTCATGAACGATTGGGTCCAATAATCTGAGATGGCGAACACTCGAACTTTTCCAGCTGCTTCTTCTTTTAAGGACAATCGTCCTAAAAGTAATGAAGGTAGA